AAAGTTGTAGACAGTCAAATGACTGCATACAAACAAGGCAAGACAAGGAAAGGTAGCTATGCTGCGTATTTGGATGTTAGTCATCCTGACATTGTTGAGTTTATTAACTTTAAAGTCCCCACTGGCGGTGACATCAATCGAAAATGCTTCAATCTATTTAACGCAGTCAATGTCACTGACAAGTTTATGGAAGCAGTAGAGAAGGATCTTGAGTGGCACTTGATCGATCCTGCCAATAAAGATGTACGTGGGACAATAAAAGCTAGGGATCTGTGGCAACGTATCCTTGAAGCTAGATTCCGTACAGGCAGTCCTTATATCAACTTCATTGATGAAGCTAACAGGCAACTGAATCCCAAGCAACGTGAGATGGGATTAAAAGTACATGGCAGTAATCTATGTAATGAGATTCACTTAGCTACAAGTGAAGATCGTACTGCAGTATGTTGCCTGTCTTCTGTGAACTTAGAAAAGTTTGATGACTGGGTAGATACAGATATGGTCTACGATCTTACAATCTTCTTAGACAATGTACTGCAAGCATTCATTGATAATGCACCTAGAGAAATACAGAAAGCTATCCGTAGTGCAGAGGCAGAAAGATCATTAGGTTTAGGTGCTATGGGATTTCATGGATACCTACAAAGCAAGGATATTCCATTTGAAGGACTGTCAGCCAAGATTGCAAACAATAGAATGTTTAGATACATCAAAGCACAGGCAACTAAAGCTACGCAGACTATGGCACGTACAAGAGGGGAACCTGATGATCTCATTGGTACAGGCACTCGTAATGCACACCTTATTGCTGTTGCTCCAAACGCTAACAGTAGTATTATTTGTGGTTGCTCTGCTTCCATTGAGCCTATTAAGTCTAACGCATATGTGCACAGAACACGTGCAGGATCTCATTTGGTCAAGAACGTATACCTACAAAAGATCTTATATTCCATGGGCAAGGATACGCCGGAGGTATGGCAATCGATCATCATGAATGAAGGATCAGTGCAGCACTTAGACTTCTTAAATAATACAGTTAAAGACATCTACAAGACTGCATTTGAACTGGATCAGATGTGGATCGTTGAACATGCGGCAGATAGACAGCAGTACATATGTCAGGGACAGTCACTGAATTTATTCTTCCCTGCAGGTAGCCCCAAGTCTTATGTTAATGCAGTACACTTACGAGCTTGGAAATCTAAACTCAAAGGTTTGTATTACCTACGTACTAGTGCAGGTGTACAAGCTGATAAGATCGGTTTAAAGATCGAAAGGAATGCATTACAAGATGCTGAAGAATGTCTTAGTTGCCACGGGTAAGAGTGATAGCGATGAGTAAGAAGAAACGCTTTGATAAAAAGCTATTCACAGAGAATGACTCACCTGCTAGAATTGCTGGAGTTAGGTACTGGAGTGCAATGGGTTATACAGCAGCACCTAACTATGATCAGTATGGTCCAGACTTAATAGTGATTACAGACAGTGAAAGATTCTATAGTGAAGTTGAGATTAAAAGGGTATGGTCAGGAGAGGCTTTTCAGTACGATACCCTACAAATACCTGAAAGGAAGCGAAAGTTTGTCGGACTTGATTTCCCGTGTACTTTCATGGTATTTAATAACGAACAGACCTATGCATTTCTCTGCGAAGGCGATACACTTATTGATTCCCCCCTAGTGGAAGTGCCCAATAAGTATGTACATGCAGGTGAGATGTTTTATCAAGTGCCTGTTAGTAAGCTTAAATTAGTAAGGGTTCCTGTAGAATGAACAAAGACGCTATCATTAACCAACTTGAAAGAATCTATGCTAACCTAGTAGCATTAGGAACTCACTATTTCCAAGAGCACTGTGCACACAGTAGCAATTATGCAGGTAATGACGGTATTGATGCTGTAGAATTTGGATTGTGGGATGCAGAATTACGGATTAAAGAGATTATTAAACTACTGGAGGAATCACATGAGTTCAGAGATACCAGAAATTTTAATGACACGGAATCTTGGGAAACATCCAAGTGGACTTACGATGCAGGAATGGCTATGGCCTTTCAAGACTGCGGAACAGCGGAAGCTAGTAGCAAAGTATCACAAGCGGACGGAGAAGCAGCAGCGCAAGAAGCAATTAGACGATATTGAACTTGCACCCTTTTAACTTAATAGGAGAAAACTATGACTTACATTAAAGTAGACGATGAGATGGCAGATAAAATCATTCGTGTTGGATTAGTTGAAAGCTACTTCACAACGGAAGAGATGATTGAGACTGCCGAAGCAAAGGAAGAAGCAGGTGAAAAACTTAAACCCTATCAGAAAGAAGACCTTGAGTACAATAGAAAATACCTTAAGGCACTCAAAAGAGTTATCGAACACTTTAGCATCGCAGGAAACTTTAATGTCGAGGCTGAAAGACTTGACTACTATGAAAGAAGTTTTGACGCACCAACCTACGTCCATGTCGAAGAAGACGAAGATGAAAGCTAATACATCAGAAGGTCCAGATAGATTTGACTTAGAGCAATCTATCCTAACTGTGTGGGGTTTAGAGGATGATTTAGATGCCCTCTATGGCTACCTATATGAAACAGATGCAGATGAAGACACTGTAGCTAATGCTTTACTTGGTGTAAAGGTATTGCACACAGCACGATGCACTAAGCTGTGGGATATTTTTACTAAGCTTGTATGGACGGAGCAGTTTACTACGGATGAACGTGTCGCTGATTTAAAGGCACACATCGAAGAGTTAAGGGAAGACAATGCAAAACTATTAGCTGCCTTACATGAGAGCTATGAGAATTGTGAAAGCATTGTGAAGTATGAAGGTCTAGGGCCAGGACAGTCACAGCAAGGCATGAGTCTTCGTGAGCAACTTGCAAGTGCTATAAGACTAAAGGCTAAGGAAGTAAGTGAGGAGTACTTAAAGTAAGGAAAGAGTACTTAAAGTAATTGACATAGACAAATAGCTACATATAACTTTACTTCCCGCCTGGGCACTTTCATAGTGCCCTTTATTTTCCCCTTTATCTTTGGAGTATTCATGTCTGTAACAGCACCAAATACAACGTACAAACCTTTCACTTATCCATGGGCTATGGAATATGCAGTTGAATCTGAGAAGGTTCATTGGATTGAGGCAGAGGCTAAGTTACAGGACGACGTAGCACAATGGCAAAATGGTAAGCTATCCAGTCAAGAAAAGAATCACATTACCCAGATTCTTAGATTGTTTACACAAAGTGACGTAGCAGTTGGATCTAATTACCTAGATCATTATGTACACAAATTTAAGAATAATGAAATCCGAGCAATGCTTACTAGTTTTGCTGCGAGAGAATTCATTCACCAACGTGCATATGCCCTATTAAACGACACACTTGGATTACCAGAGGAAGAGTACTCAGCATTCCTAGAATACAAGCAGATGCGTGACAAGATCGATTTTATGACACAGATAGATACCCATAGCCATGAAGGATTAGCGAAGGCTGTAGCTCGTTCTGTGATGAATGAGGGCATGTCTTTGTTCAGTGCCTTTGCCATGCTCTTAAACTATCAAAGATATGGAAAGATGAAGGGTATGTGCGAGATTGTTGAGTGGTCTATCCGTGATGAATCCATGCACTGCGAAGGCATGGTTAAACTGTTCAGGGAGTTCTGTAAAGAGCATCCAAAGATTGTCACAGATGACTTTAAGAAAGATATCTACCAGATGTTCAGGGATGGTGTAGCACTTGAGGATGCAGTCATTGATGGTGCATTTGAAATGGGACACATACAGGGCTTGACAGCAGATGATGTAAAGAGTTATATTCGCTATATAGCAGATAGACGTTTAATTCAACTAGGACTTAAGGGTAACTGGGGAGTTAAAAAGAATCCGCTAGAGTGGCTTGATTGGATTGTTGCAGGTGATACACTGAAGAACTTCTTTGAGGGCGTGGTTACCGACTACAATGCAGCAGGCATGGTAGGTGATTGGGGATGGAACTACAATGAATCAGAGCAACACAAACTTGCAGCGTAATAGCAACACTGAACATCTTAAGAAAGATCGTGTACCTCCTTTATCAATTCAATTTGATAAGGGTAGGTATGCCTTTGTCAGGGGATGGATTGCTAATCCCTACTCTGAAGATGACCCGAAAGGGAAAGAGTGGCAGCGAGGATTTAATGCTGCCTATTTTGATAATCTAGATAAAGTGAAAGTTAGATATGCAAAACGATAATGTAAACATTCAGGTAACCCTACAAGAAATGGAGGTCATTCTTAACTTGATTAAGAAGACCCCTATTGAAACTGGGTTGTACCCTATGTTCGTTAAGCTAGTAAACCAGTACAATGGTATACGGCAAGAGTTAGCAGCTAAAGAGAATGCAGCTATCGCAGACCCTCTAGCCTAGCTGCATACTCATACACTGAGGCGTAATCTTTGGCATCTTCAAGGGTTACGCCTTTGTCACGTTTGTACATATCATTAATAGCCAAGCGTCTTTGTTGAGATAGCCTGTTGTATGCCATCTTATCTACACGCTCTTTATCTTTAGCTGTCATGTCACCCTGCACAATCGAACGTGCAGCACTTAAAGCAGTTGACATGTTATTAGTTATAGCAACTTTCTTTTCTCTATCTGACATTGCATTGTATTCACGTGAGTCAATGCGTGGTATCACAACTTGTTTAATCCATTTACCTGCTTCTTTAATGACTGCACGATCATAGATCTTATCGCCAGTAGATCCAAACATTTGATAGGGATCTAAGTTGAGTCTTTCAACTTCTTGCTCAAGCTTGTTGCCACGTGGTACGACACGAACACCTGCTAGTGTGCTAAAGAATTCACCCGCACGTATGGGAGTTTCCTCACGTAAATAGGGCAAGTATTCAGGTAAGTCTGCCTTACCTCTTCCAACCACAGGCAGTGGTGTCTCAAGTGCGGGTACTTTAGATTTAAGTACGTTACCTGCTGATACAGCAATAATATCTTTCCATCCCTCTGCCTCAACAACATTAGGATCACGAACAATTCCTGATTCCCTGTCTATTAAATCAAAGTAAGAAAAGACAGGTTGTCCTGGCTGCATAAATCTACCTACAAAGTTACCCATCACTTTGCCTATAGCTTTAAGTGCCCTGTCAGAGTCTTTGCCCTCAGTGCCAGACAGCAACTCAGGCAGTGCTTCAAAGATTGTGCCCTGAGTTCCAGCAGGTAGTTTTAAACCTGCCATGGTTTCAATACCCTCACTTACTTTAATCTCTTCTTCTTTCTTTAGTTTAGATTTAGCTAAAGTGTCACCTATCCAGAATGCAGGACCGGCAGGGAAGAGGGAGCGTATGTCTACGGTACTACCATCTTCGGCTTGTATATTGTTCCACTTGGTGTCTTGATTCTCTAATCTGTATTTATAGGCTGCATATATCATTGCAGTGCCAACAACACCTTGAGAAAACTTTCTCGTGCCATCACGGAATAGCCTATCTATTTCAATAGCCTCGTCAGTAACTTTACCTTGTGCTGTCTTTTTTATGGCTGCAGGGTTAGTTAAAAACTTATCTGTGGCTTGCAAGATATCAGATAGACCTGATGCCGCACCGAAAGGGCTATACTTATATTGGAAGGCTATAGCGTTAGCCATAAATCTAGGGAATGGCACAGCCAAACTACTGCCAGGGAACTTTTCTATGCCACGGATAATATAGTTAGCTGCTGTCTCTGTCATATTCTCGATAGATGTGGCAGCTTTAGTCTTTGGCATATAGGAAAAGGTAGCCTTTAATGCATCATCAGCAGCATTGTTTAAGATACTAGTAGGTATCTTTTTATCATTGGCTAGTATTTCCATCATATCCATGCCAACCCTGCGTAAGCTTCTCTCCACACTGGCAGTGAATACGGCCCTACGGAACAGAGCATCCTGTGCTACGTTAAGTGAGTTCACAAAACGTGCACCCTTACTTAACTCTTGGTCCCCTGATTCTTGCAGTGAGTTAAGCATAAGGCTTCTTAACTTTGGATTATCTGCTAGAATAAGATCCATAGTTTCTGCTGTCATTCCTGCATCATTTAGTTTGATAAGCGTACTAAAAGAGTCATTAACAATGTTGCTCATGCTTTGGGAAAAGTCGCCCCTTTTAAATGATCCCGTGACTGCTGATTTAACAAGCTTTCCTGTCTCATATATCGTACCTTCAAGAAGTCTGGATGCCGCATCTAAAGTAAGAGCACCCATAGTACCGTATACGTTTCTTATGGTAGTACCTAAACCAGACACCATGTAAGCTTTAGACTCTCTTTCAAGTCGGGACACAGCATTAATAGTTGCAGCACCCGAACTGACTATTTCATTGTCTCTTCCGTACAAACCATCTATAAGTCTTTGTGACTCTGGGTCTAGTTTCCCTACACTATTAAGTGCTCTTGACAGACTACTAAGACCTGCCAAACCTCTGCCCATTTCACTAGCAGTAGTTAATGAGGCTTGACCAAATTCACTTAAAGTTATATTGGCCTTTTTAAGTGCATCGTTAAATATTTCATCTGGTATTGTCACAGATCCTTCAGGTAAGTTTTTACTACGCTCACCCAAAATCATAAACACATCTCTAACTGCTTCCATCATTTGCTGCCCCTTCTTTGGTTTAAAAGCAGGGTCAGCATCCATGATGTATTTAACTACATCAAGAGATCTTTTATAAATATCGTTCTTTATTTTGCCATCTGTTACAGACGTTGGTGGTGTTATTTCATCCAGTACCCGTGTTCTACCTTGCTGTATGTCAAACTGCTTAAGAACATCTTCCATCTCACGATCAAAGGCTTCTATAAAATTAGTTGTTTGCGGATTAGATGTTGGCTTTCTTTTTCCTGCTAGCTTTTCTTCTAAATCTTTCTTATATGTAGCAGGTTTACGTGCCACACTTGCAGCCTCAAAACCACTCATCGCTGAGCCTAATACGCCTGCAAAAGCAGCTTCACCTAAATCAACTGGACCTTCTGTAGCCCCACTCTCAATTCTAATACGCTGCTGTACAATATTAGATCCAGCAGATATAGGTGCTTCTACGACAGCAGCAGTGACACCTGTACGCAATGGTGTACTGAATGCTTTTTTAAGTAGCTGCCGTGCAGCAGCATACGTAGCAAATTTCCCAACGCCCAATCCTGTGTAGGTAAGAGGATCACTGGCAATGGACATAACAGTCTCTGCGTAAGGTCTTATGCCTTCCTGCCCACCTTTAAGTATCGCAATAGGCACACGATCCCATAGATCGATAGCCTTACCTGCCTTCTCTGCATCTGCAGGTTTGGCATTAGCAATCCAGTTTAGCTCAGGTACTGCATTGAGTATCGTGTTGAGTTCAATCTTACGCATCTCAGTAGCAAACCGTTTAGCGTAATCTTCATTAGATTCATCTTTCTTCTGCTCGCCAACCTTACCAAATCTAGCTGTCATATAGTCTTTAATGACATTAAAGTTCTCTGGCTTTTGGTACAAGTCAACAAAGTCTACTTTATTCTCACGTTCATACCGTTCTATCTCAGCACGATCTTCCCGCTGCTTAGCCATAATACCTTTAGTGATCTGTGTCACTTTAGCTGCAGGTTTACCGTACTCTTTAAACATGCTAGTACGTTTATAATCTTTTAAGTCATCGGCAGTGCCACTGACTTCTATCTTTGGTGTGCTATCCCATTTAATACCTTCATCTTTCTGTGGTACTACAGAAGGTATAGGATCCCATTTGATATTTTCATCTGCCATTATTGGATCTCACGAGTTCCATCAGAGTATTCAATGACTTTCCTGCCTTTGTCTGGACCTGACTGCACTGTTCCTGTACGTACAATAGTTCTAGTAGAAGATGCACGTGCAGCAGCTACACCTGAAGGCTTAGATGCCTGTGGTGCAATAGTTGACTGTGCAGCAGAGGTAGCCTCCCCTAGATCTAGGAACACTGGCTTATTGTTTTCTACCTTTGCTCCAGGTATTGTGGGAATAGCGTCGAGTACCCACTTAGGATATGCACCCGTAGTGGGATCTTTATATCTATCTACAATTAACTTAACCTGGGAATGACCTAATGCAGTGCCATATCTCTCAGCCTCTGGGTTTGTTGGTGTAAATACTCTGTCTACACCACCCTGTTGATTAGGTACATTAGTGAAGTGAGCATTGCCAATCTTTGTAGCAGCCTGTGATGCACCTGCGTGAAAGGCACGACTTAATACAGTACTACCTGTCACTGAAGGTGCTTTGTCTGTATCTCCAGCTTTTTCCTTTTCTGGCAACCTAGCTGCATCAAGAAGCTGTCTACCTTGTGCTATTAAATTATCTCGTTCTTTTTTATCCTTGGAGTCAGCAGCTTGATTAAAGTAGCTGTAAGCTCTCTCTTCATACTTTTGTCTCTCTGTCTTATCTTTCTCTGGCTTACCAAAGTCAGCACTGTTTATTTTATTCTCACGTGTTAATCTCTCTTTCAGTGCTTGAGTAGATGGGTGATCGGGACCATATGCTGGATCATTCTCAAGATCAGATACCTGCATTCTCAGTGCGTCAATCCTGCTTGCCATATTAGCTTGCTTCTCAGACATCAGCGTAGTTAAATCTATCTTAGATGCTATAGTAGGCATATCCCCAAGCTTAGTCTTGTAGATATCCTCCATGCTTACACCTGTCTGTGCAGAGGCAGACTTAAGACCCTGTTCAAATGCACGAGTACGTAATCCAAATGCACCACGCATTTGATCTTCACTAGGCGCAGATACAGCCCCAGGTTTTAATTCAGTAGTCTGCTCACGGAACTTAGCAAGTGTAGGTACTTCTTGATCTTCACCCACTTGAATAAGCTTCTTAGCCTGTTCAGAGGTAAGTTTAGTTTTAATACTGGAAAGACTTTCTACAATCTCTTTAGCATTACCACTGGCAATGGCAGCTACAATCTGCTGCTCAGTAAGTAAACCCTGCCCTAATGAACTCAGTTGCCTAGCGTAAGTATCTACTTCCTCTTTACGTTTCTCTGCACGTAAAGTAGCTTTCTCCCTCTCTTTAAGCAAAGAGTTCCAACGCATAGTAGCTTCATCACGAAGCTCCTTATCACGTTCTTCAATATCTTTAGTGGCTTGTGTAGCGAAGCCAGTTACAAAGGAAGCTAAGAAGGACATACTTACCTCACAGGTGCTTGTGGTGCATTTACCGGGGCCATTAAGCCACGATATTCAGGGGGCATTTCTTGACCTACATCAGTGGGCATAGGTGTAGCAGGCTCTGGCATGGATGTTTGCTGTTCCTCCATAGCCTGTCTTACAATCTGCCTTGCCACGGATCTAGGAATACGCTTACTCTTTTCTTGTTGCTTGTACGACTCCACATACTCTGTGTCTGTACTATCAGCTACAAGCATGATGAGTTCCCGTACAACTGGATTGATAAGGACACCCACATCCAATGAATGAATACCATTCATAACAGATGAAGTAATAAGATGATCAGCTATAGTCTCAATATCAAGCTTATTATCTAATACATCTAGGATATTATCTTCCATCTCAGGATCTAATAGCTTGTCTGTGTAGTAGGCAATAGTATCCTCTACAGTAGCAAGCATAGGGGGATTCTCCCAAGGTACATTACGTGGAGCACCTGTCAATGACATGCCCGGAATAGGACCAGACATAAACATTTGGTCATCTTTATTCATCTCGCTTATACTCCATTCTCTTCATACGAATGTCAGCAATAAAGTTAGCAATCAGATTCATGACATCATCTTTCTTAGCTTCTTCATCTTTAAGCTTGTTTTGCTTAGGTGCTAGTAAGCCTTTACCTTTAGGTTTAGTTGCATTGTTAAGCTTTTCTTCTACAAGCTTGTTTACTTTTTGAATATATTTATCCATTGATTAACCTCCAGGAGCTATACTGAATTCAAAATCAGATAAGCCCTCTACCAATTTACCAAACGTAGCATCATCTACCCCTAATGTTTCAGCACTTAAACCTATGTCATTAAATTTACTAATGTCAAAACCAGCGAATGGATTTGCTGCAGTGCCGCTTGCCATGCCTTTAAATATATTTGTCACTGTATCCACAGCAGCCTGACCTAATGTAGTTTTACCTAGTAAGCTAGCAGTTAAACTACCCATGGCATTAACGGCGGCAGCAGTACGAGAAGCTTCTGCAGCTTTAATCGTGGCATTCTCTTGTATCTTGGCAATAGCCAATCTATTCTCACGATCTAGATCATTCTCACCTGCTTGATAGGCATACTGCATACTATCCCTATAACCCTGCCACATGTTGTTATACTGGGTTGTAGTCACAGATAAAGCAGCTTGAGCATTCACTTCATTAGCACGGTTAGTAGCTGCCGTATCAGCAGTGGCAATATTCCTTCTCCACTCTGCATTAGATTGATCAATGACTAATTTCTGCTGTGCATTAAACTGTTCACGATTAGCTGTTAGCTGAGCATTGAATTGCTCTACACTATTTTCCTGTCCAGTATTAAACTGTTCCATGGCATTTGTCTGTGCTGCATTGAACTGACTAACCTGTGTCTTAAGTGAAGCAAAGAACTGATCTGTCTGCATTTCAGATGTAGCATTAAACTGCTTAGATGCGTTATCAGCAGCAGCATCATTAAAGATACTTTGTGTTATAGCCTGTGCCTTAAACATATCAGCTTGCTGCTGATTACTAAGGTTAGTAAGATCCATTTGCAAGAAGGCTTTAGCATTCTCTACAGCAGCCTGTTGCCTGTTGTTGAGATTAGCCATATCCATAGATGCATAAGTAGCTGCATTTTGTAATACAGCAGCTTGCTCAGCATTTAAATTAGCTAAGCCAATAGTCTTCATTAATTCTGAATTATGAAGTGCAGCAGTCTGCTGTGCAGTAAATGTAATATTATTAGCTTCTGCATAACGTGAAGCATTGATAACTGCAGTCTGTTGCTTATTGTCTAAATTCTTTAGTTCAAGTGCAGCTTGCAACTGAGCATTAGCTACAGCAGCTTGTTGCTTTGTACTTAAGTTTGCTAGATCTGTCTGTAAGTTTTGAGCACTAGATTGTAAAGAAGCCTGTTGTTGATTATTTAAATTGATGTTTAGTACATCAGACTCTTTTGCTGCATTCATAAGTGCAGCTTGCATTTGATTGCTTAGATTCTGACCTTGGAATGCAGCACGAATCTGGGCATTAGCAAGCATAGTCTGTTGCATGTTGCTAAGATTCTGAGACTGTAAGCTAAAGGCATTAGCAGAGTTCTGGAGAGCTACTTGCTGTTCTGCATTAAACTTAGCTAACTCTACACCTTGCTGTGCTGCTGCATTAGCAAGAGCTACCTGCTGCCTATTATTCAGGTTCTGCAAGTTCATTGTTGCAAAAGTCTGAGCATCCTGTGCTGCAATAGGCAATGCAGATTCCATAGCAGCCTGGAATATAGCTGCACCTGCCATGGAACTGTTACCTAAACCTCTAGATGCCATAGCTGCATTAGCTGCACGAATAGCACCAGCAGCCCATGCAGGAGTCTTACCGTCATCAAAAGACTTCATTAACTCCGTAAGCTGTCCCTGCACTGTAGCTTTTGCAGGTACATCACCTTCAATGAAAGCAGCTAGTGTCCCTGCATCAACAGTAAACTTGTCTAACTTGGCAGCTACAGCTTTAGCATCAGTAGATAAACCATCAGCAGTGATAGCCTCTGCCTGTACCATATCCTTTTCTTGGATAGTGACAGGAGTTACTTTCTCACGTTCAGTTATTTCACGTGTCATTGCTGCTACTTCAGCAGGCTTATTAGCTTCTGCAGCAGTAATAACAGGAGCAGAAGTTTGTGTCTCTGCAGAAATAAGCTCTGTTGGATCTACCTTACGTGTAGCATCAGTAGCAAGTAACTGTTTATTTTTATCATCAAATGTAGCTGCTGTAGCTAATGCTTCAGTAGATAAAGTACCCTGTTCAGCAGCTACCTTAGCCTGCTCAGATACAGTGCCAGTTTTTCCTGTCACTGTTGAAAGTGCTTTAGTTATGTCTGCTTCAGTTGAGGTAGCTTCATATGTCTGTGCAGTAAGTGCAGTTGGCTCTGCTACAGTTTGAGTAGTACCTACTGTTTTAGCTGTAGCACCTGTAACTGCACCTGCACCACCTTGCCCACTAATAACTTGATCAGCGGATTCCTGTATTTTAACTGGGGCTACTTTAGGTACAGCACCAATAATAGGCTGTCCTGTCGTAGGATCAGTCCTTACTGTAGGGTCAGATACGGTATAGCCAAGCCCTGCCATTTGATCGATAGTAGCTTGATCTACACCTGCCCTCCTTAATATGTCAGGTGTAATGTTGTTTGTATTATAAAAAGCTACTTTCTCTGAGGCATTTAAGCTATCCCAGTTATCAGGTAGTTTGACATTTGTACCAGCTACAGTTTTACCTGCATTAGTGGCTGCGCCTTGTCTAGCAGTGTTTTGATTAACTGCAGTTGTAGCTGCAGTATTATTAGTAGCTGCAGTTGTAGCTGCAGTATTATTAGTAGCTGCAGTTGTAGCTGCAGTATTATTAGTAGCTGCAGTTGTAGCTGCAGTATTATTAGTAGCTGCAGTATTATTAGTAGCTGCAGTATTGGCCCCCATGTTGCGTTGAGCTAAAGACTCTTGGTTGCTTTGCTCCTGGAACTGTTGGGCATAGGGCTGAATTGCTTGTTGAAGAGCAGAAGCTGCCCCCTGAATGTCCTGCAAGCTAAAAGGACTTTTTCCTTGTCCAAAAGCATCTTGTAGCTGACCGAACTGCTGACTCAACCCCATGTAGTTTTTATAGGTTGGATCAGCCTTAAAAAGCTGTGCAAAATCGGGAAGTTTCGTAGCAACTGCAGTATTGGTGGTAGTAGTAGCTGTGTTATTGACAGTAGAATTACCTGCAGCTACATTAGCAGATGCATTAGTGGCAGCAGCAGGGTTAGTAACTGAGTAACCCATATTCTGTGTCATGTGATCAATCGTAGCTTGATCTACACCAGATGCAGCAAGCATAGCTGGTGTGACACCTTGTTGATTATAAAACTCTACTTTCTTATCCCCACCCAGTGAATCCCAATTAGAAGGGAGGGCAATATTAGTACCTGCTATAGTCTTACCTGCATTAGTAGCAGCACCTTGTTGTGCAGTAGTATTGGTAGCACTTTTCTGAGTAACGTCAGCTTCTACAGAAGTGGGATCATCTTCAATACGCTTGTCACCTACACCACCAACAGCGTACTTCTTACGCTTAGTCTTCTTAGCCAGACCGCCACGTGCCATATATTTATCCGCAACTAATCCATACCTTTGTGCCATTGAAGGATCAGATTTAAGAAACTCATCGAACATAGACATAGGACCATCGTAGCCCAATCTACGTGCTACAATCTCTTTTTGCTTTGTAGTAAATTCTTTGCTTGGCATATCTTTATCCTAACATAACGGCTTCTGCATTTCTTCGTATGGTTAAGCCTCTTAGTACCCTACCTGCAGCTTTATTCCACTTCCTACATTCTTCTTGTGCACCTGCCCAATCTTTGGCATCAATGCGTTTTTTAAATGTGGATATCCGATAGTTACCTAACCCACAATTATACACCCAAGATAATATAGCTGCAATACGCTTTGGGTTTTCTTGTGCGACCCCAGGTGATAATTTTAATAATCCATTAAGAAAGTATAGTAGGTGTTCATCTAAAGCATGTTCACATTGTTCCATAGTCCACACAGTATCTTCAGTAATATCTGGACCTGTAGAACCGTAGCCTATAGTCCAAGGCTTGCCACCTGTCCCTGGATCTGGATAAGCTTTTACTAATTTGTTTGGTAGTATTGTTGCACAGCCTTCAAAGGGCTTTATTAATGTTTCTTTTGATATTTTAATAGCCTCTTTAAGACTCACTGCCTCATCCTATTTTCATCTAAAAACTTTATTTCATCTACTAAAGCATCTGCATCTGTTTTAAAGTTATTAAAATCACTCTTGCTTAAAGTCTTATTAAGTGCATCTAATAACTCTTGTGCTTCTTTATTGTGCTGAGCACGTGCTGCATACAACCATCTAAATGCATTTTTATTATCATTGATACTTTTATAGTACATACCTAGGTTTAACATAGCTTGTACTTTACGTTTCATTGCATATTCTTTTAAATCGCTAATAGCTTCTTCTATTTCTTTATCACTACTATTAGGGCTATTAAAAATCATAAGAGCTAAACGGTAATTAGCTTCTTCATTTACACTAGCAGCACCACGTAGAAACTGTAAAGCTAAACTAGGACTATCTTTCTCTATAAGGTCTGCTATCTGCATAGCAGTTTCACTATCTACTTTAGTGCAGTATTCTTTAAATATAGCAAATACATAAGGCTTAAGATCATTAGGGACAATATTTTTCTGTAGCATATTGACTAATTCACTTACAGCTTTATTATCTTGCTTACTAATTCTCCACATTAATACACGAGTAGCAGGACCATACTTATTATCATGCTTAAGATTAATAGCATCTTGTATACTATGATTACGTGCAGCTTGATCGTTGATAACTGCAGCTATTAATTCTTTATGACTTTTATTATTTGTTACTTTTGTAGGCTTAGTACCTTTATTTAAATACGGGTTAGGTTCACATCCATCGATTATAACGCTATATATTTCTATAGGGTTTACATTTTTAAATTCTTGTACACCCCTACTTATAATTTTATAATCATTTAGTTTACCTGATACTAACTTATACACAGTGTCTGTCATAGTGACACCACCGTAGTCAGCTAGGGATTCCGTTCTTGCTGCAAGATTAACTGCTTCACCCATAAGATCAGTGCCATATACCCACACTTCTCCCATATGAATACCAACTCTCCACCGTAAACCACTGTTTAATTTACGTAAAGCTGCTTGCATTTCAACACCAAAATTAACTGCATCGACAGCACTTGCAAACTCAATTAATACAGAATCCCCACCTGTGTTAAATAACCTGCCACGTTTTAAACTGATTAATGGGTCTATAACACTTCTACATGCATCTAACATCTTTAATGTTAAAGATTCATTCTCTTGCATCTTTGCACTATAGCCAATGACATCAGAGCATACAATAGTAGCAAGTTTAGTTTGCATAATTACTTGTTATACTTCTCTATACTTCTTCCGACAAACCAGAATGAAATACACATAGTGAATATACCAAAGTCATCTGCATCCCATGTCTGTTGAATAACTTCATACCAAGGTGCATTAGTTAAGAATGCCATATAAATTGCAGCTACTTTAACTGCTGCATACATGAAGAACAATGCCCATGTAATCCCAGGTCTTACTAATGCAGATATAGCTGATACAAACCAACCTGCATTCTTAGCCGTTTCTGACTGTTCTCTGAATGCTTCTTTAATAGTATCCAGTTGTGCTACAGAATGTTCTACGTATTTCTCTTCCATACGAAACTGACCCCTCATCTTTTCTAGGTCAGTCTGTAATTGGAACATATTTAATTCATGAGATCTTTCATTCTTCTTATCAAGGAACTTAAGTATTTCAGGTGCAAGACGAAATAGCCCACCAAAAACACTACCTAAAAGCCCACCACTGAGGAGTTCAAACATTGCAGATTAATCCTCTTTATCTTTCTGTACAGTCTTTTTATTAAAAATACATTGCACTGTATCTGTTTCCCATATACGAATAGCAGTCCATACAATAGTCAGTATGGCAGCTATGGCAGGTAATAACTCAGCTAATGTACCTACAACCGTAATGATTGATATGGCATCACCTAACTGCTTAACTTGTTCATCAGCTTGCAATGCCATACTATTTACCTTTCAATTCATTAACATGTTTCCAAAGCTCAGTGATTTGTTTATCATAGCCCTTCTCTAGATAATCGACACGAACTTTAATAGTTACAGCATACGCTGCAATAGCTACTACAGCAGCACCTAGATACCAGAGTTTACCCAGTGTTTCTAGAGCGTCCATGGTTTATGCTCATGGTCTAGTAGGCCACACTACATTATGAGGGAATCCCTCTTGAGCAGTTATATCTCGTAGTGCTTGACGGTATGTTGCCCATGCAGCTTTATCTACAGGTGCATCAGCTACCTGTGTCCAATCAGATTCAGTAAGCTTTTGATTACGCTGCTGACGTATGGCTTGAGCTTGTTCTGCATCTTTCATTGCCATCCATGCAGAACGCTGTTCCTCTACTGTAACTTCCCCACCTTCACTATTTGTGTAGGGATAAAACAGTGGACCTAATACGTACTTGGTATACCATTTACCGTCAGCTTTTAGTTCTACACCCTGGCGTTGACTATACTCATACACATTAGTAGGTGTAGCCTGTGGACCTTCAAACACTGGATCTACGCCTAGCTCTGCCATAATTTCAGGTGTCAGTGTTTCATAGCTAGGTCCGTTATTGTCTTTCAGATACTGCCTGAATTCACTTTCGTACATCACTTGACCTGTTGCACGTACTCTAAGTTCCATGGTAATTCCTTAAGCTATAGCTAAGAAGATGTAAGTTGCAGAGGATACATTGATATTAGTAGCTGCTAGTTGATTGACAATAAAACCAGTGCTATCAGTGTCAATGCTATCGTTTGTTGTAACTTCTGCTGCCGTTGAATTTAAACTTAGGTGAGGGTCATTGCCTGCTACAATACCTCTGGCAGTATCCCAAACATACCAATCACCCGTGCTGTCAGTGCGCTTAATTAGTACAAACCTAGCACCACCTGTGAAACCACAATTGATAGTCTGACTAGAACCATTGCCTGTGTAGCTGCCGACTTTAGATACGCCAGCGCAGGTGGCAAAGAGGTAGGCGACATAGGTGGCTGCACTTTTATTAACTATGTCATTGGTTCCTATATATACTTGCGTTGCTGTTGGAAGAACTGGAGTCCCGCTGCTATCAGCAAACTTCCCGTTAAGACCGCCGCCTGCTGCATTAAGGTCTAAATATAAAAATCTACGATCAGGGCTAGAACTTGCGGCAGTACACATAACAGCCCAATTTTCTCCAGTAGCCCCCGCTCTCCATTTAACAATTACAAGTTCAGGCGCAACACCTAAATTGTGATTGAACGTAGTCGCAGAACCCGTCCCCGTGTAGCACACCACATCAAAGAAGCCGGGGGCACGTCGGAAGTTTAGGTAAATATTAGCTGAGCCAGCAAAAGCATCGCTAGGGGTGAATGTAGTGTTTGTAAAAGAGTCACCACTGCTATATAAGTCTTCGGCGTTTACTGAAGAAGTGTGTAGTGCGACAGCGCCAGAATCGGTTGAAGTAGACGACAATCCTCTTAATCTGTCTGTTATTGTATTTTTTACAGCGGCGTTACCTGAAGTTCCAGCAAGGTAATCTGCAAATTGCATATCAACAGGAAATCCTGTTGTAAGAACTGTACTTGTACCCCCGCTTGATGCAATAGGACTAAACACACTCGTCCCACTTGTCGGTACTTTCATCGGGCCACGGCGAATGGCTATGTAGATGAATGTTTGCGATGAACTAGAGTTCGCATCAACAAACCCTGTACTGTTTGGATAAATATACGCAAAAGCAGATTCAGCGTCTGCTACGTTTGGGAAAAGAGTCTGGGCAATGGAGTTAAAAGGGTTTGAGGCAACCGGCATACCACGCATAACGTCAACAATTTCCCAATAGTTTGTAGCATTTATATTTTTTCTTAATATCCACTGTGGTTCCCAGCCTAAATTAACTGTAATAGCCCCAGATCCTCCCGTATAACTCCCACACGAAATCACATTGTCTGACCCACTTAGGCCAAAGCCACCTGCGTTGTGGGCAAAGAGGTAGGCAACGTAGGTCTGACCGGACTGATTCCATTCAGAGTTTGAAGTCCCTACAGAAAAACTTGTGCTGGTAAAACCTGATGTTCCCCAAACGCCAGTCCCAATGTCTACAGCATTAGTTGCATTTAGCAACATAAACTGATCTGTTGTAAAAGTTCTATGCCACACAGGCCATGCAGCAGCACCAGATGTTTTCTTAACAATTACACAACCGGGAATGCTTCCTAATGAATGCGAAATTGTGTTGTTGCTTGCCCCATTCCCCGTATACGTCACCACATCAAAGAACTTCGGCTGCTTGCGAAAGGTCCATGAAGCAAAAGTATTGTTTATAAAATTTACGTCACTGTCGCTTCCCATAGTGAAGCCACTGGAAGAGAAAGCATTTATTGATGTTGCGTCTGTGTACTGGGCAATAGTTCGGTCTGTGTTAAGTTTTTGGGTAGCTCCACGCACTGTGTCAACTAGTGCATTGTAGCCAAGAGTGGATCGACATTTCGCCCAAACCAACCCACCCTTACCCGACAGATTAATACCATTGGTGATCGTCTGCGTAGAGCCATTACCCGTGTACAGGTAAGTTGAGAAAACGTCTTCGATGTATACTTTCTCTGCACCGCCCAAGGATAATCCAAACCCCTGAGCAGATGCAGCACCTTTGGTTTCTAATAACGGCATACTTTACTCTTAAGCAAACTTGGTTTGTGAAGCTAATGCAGTGAACGTAGCACTGCCTGTCTTGATAATCGTAATTACATAAGCATCAATCGAGCTTGCATTACCTGCTGATGGTGCAGTACCACCTTGCCACTTGGGAGTGACTGATACAGAATCTACTTGGAGGGCTGATTGATAGTAAGCCGTTGCACCGTTAGTGACTAGGAAAGCTACCGTAATCGATTGCCCTGTGGACATGATGCTGTCTAAGCTCACACCCGATGCACCACGGATATTCAGCGTCCAGTTGGCACTTGCATTGCTTGTGTAGTACAGAACCGATTGGGTTCTTGTATCGTAGTTTATCGTGCCTGTTGCTGCTGTAGCCGATACGGTAGCCTGTTCAAACATCGCAGCGTTAAGCTGAACCATGCCACGCAGACGGGTGCTTGTAATGCTGGTGTTGCCAATTGTGACTTCGTTGCTGACTGATGCAGAGGATACGTCGGCGTTATAACCAATGACAATATTGTTTGAGCCAGTCGTTAAGCTACCACCTGCCGCATAACCAACAGCGGTATTTTGTGTGCCCGAAGAGTTCAAGTAAAGAGCGATACGGCCAACAGCGGTATTTTGTGCGCCAGTGTTTACGCCAAGAGCACTGTAACCGACAGCCGTGTTATCAGAGGCTGTGGTGCTAGAAGTTAAAGCCCCTCTACCAATGGCTACGTTATAATTACCAGTCGTATTAGCATCTAATGCTTCCATACCAATAGCGACGTTATCTGCGCCGGTGGTGTTGGCGTAAAGAGCTAGGTAGCCAATTGCGGTGTTGTTAGAGGCGGTGTTGGTAAATAAAGCATCATACCCAATCGCAGTATTATAATTACCAGTGCTATTTGAATATAATGATCGATAACCTATTGCTGTATTTCTTACAGCGCTTGTTGCAGAATTTTGAGAAAAAAATCCGATAGCTATAGAACCACCTGAGCTTGTTGAATAATATAAAGCCTCTTGACCAATAGCTATATTTCCGGCGCTTGTCTCTAGTCTCAAAGCAGCTTGCCCAATACCTATATTGCTTTGCGACGAGGTTGTTCCACTAAGCGTCCCAGAACCAATAGCGACGTTGCTACCCCCTGTTGTGATAGCGGTAAGTGCAGCGTTACCTATAGCCACGTTTGCAGTTGAGGTGGTTTGAGAACGTAATGCAGTAGAACCTATGGCTATATTAGATTGGCCTGATGTTGTTGAAAGTAGAGCCTCATACCCTATTGCTACATTGTTTTGAGAGTTAACCGTAGTGCCAAGAGCATTTGATCCAATTGCTACGTTGTACACACCCGTTGTATTAGCATCCAGTGCCTTAAAACCAACCGCAGTATTATCTGTACCCGTGCTATTAACTAACCCAGCCTGATAGCCAATAAACGTGTTGTTGACACCGGTGTTTGCATTACCAGCTTGATAACCCAGTGCAGTCTCAAAGGGTGTGGCTGAGTCGGTTTGGCCTGATAAAGATGCTACAGTAGCAAACGATAATGTTCCAGATCCGTTGGTTGTCAATACTTGATTGGCACTACCGTCTGTTGTTGGTAGAGTAAATGCAGTTACAAAAGATTGAAGATTAGAATCATATGCAAGTACATTAGTGCCAATATCGGATGTCGTTAAGAATGATCCTGCAGAAAACGTAGCACCACTCCATGCAGAACCTGTCCAAACATATAACTGGTTATTGGTAGTATTCCAATAAAGAGCACCAGTTAGAAGTGCATTACCATCATTATCTACTGAAGGTGCTGAAGACTTAGGACCAAGGTATCTGTCATCAAAAGAATCATAGCTAGCTGCTGCTGCACTAGCAGATGCTGCTGCATTAGATGCGCTTGTAGAGGCATTAGATGCGCTTGTAGCAGCGTTAGAAGCACTGGTAGCTGCTGCTGCTGCACTTGCTGCTGCACTCGTTGTAGAGCCAAATAAAGTGTCTATATAGTTCTTTGTAGCTGCATCCTGAGCACTTGAAGGATCACCCATGCCAGTGATCTTATTTGTACCCATTGCAATAGCACCTGTCATCGTACCACCTGACAAGCTTAGCTTTGTAGCATCTGCAGTATCTACATAGACTTTAGTTGCTGCATCCTGATTAGCAGTTGGATTACCTAGACCTGTAATCTTATTCGTACCCATTGCAATAGCACCAGACATCGTGCCACCTGCAAGTGCAAGCTTAGTTGCAATAGAGTTGGTAACTGTCGTAGCAAAGTTAGGATCATCACCTAATGCTGCTGCAAGTTCATTGAGTGTGTCTAATGTACCAGGGGCAGTATCAATAAGGTTTGATATAGCAGTATCTACATAGTTTTTAGTAGCTGCATCCTGAGCATTAGTTGGGTCAGTAATATTAGTAATCGTAGCTGCACTAGAAGCATCCATATTCAATGTGCCATTGATGGTCACATTGTTGAATGTACTTGATCCAGAAGATGCAGTGACGTTGCCTGTTAGATTGCCTGTAACATTGCCAGTTACATTACCTGTTAAGTTACCTGTCACATTGCCAGTTACTGCACCTGTAAGTGGGCCTACAAATCCAGTGGTAGCTGTGATTGTCGTACCAGTAATAGCTTGAGCAGATGCACCACCAATTACAGTACCATCAATCGTACCTGCATTAATATCTGCACTAGCAATGACAGCAGATGTATTTACTGTAAGTGAAGGTGTAGTAACAGAAGTGTTAGCTACAAGTGTAGTAAATGTACCTGCTGCTGCAGTACTACCACCAATAATAGCGGCATCAATAGTTCCACCATTAATATCAGCAGTGTCAGCTACAAGGCTATCAATATTAGCTGTACCATCAATGTACAGATCTTTAAACTCAAGTGAAGATGTACCTAAGTCAATATCATTATCAGTGACGGGTACGAATGCACCATCTTGAAATCTTACTTGTTCTACTGCACTAGAACTAACACTGATAAATACACCTACACGATTGTTAGAGCTATCAGTGACTACCTTATTGCGATTATTAGAATCTGAGATTAAAGGTACATAAGCACCTTCAGCAGCAGTACCGTCATGCCTGTGACCAGATGCTTGAGCAAAGGCATCACGCAATGCGTTATATTCATTGTTAATGGGCGTAGCCCTAACAACTGCGGTAGGTACAATATCCGCTGAAGATTGTCTTACATAACCTGCCATGTCATTGTCCTTTGCCGTCTGTCCCTTTAGCGTCTATCATTAAAGGAGTAATTTAAAACAAAACCTTGAATGGTATGACTTGCATTTGTATCATTAGTGACATATCTAAATGCCACAGAGAAACCAGATCCAGAAAAATTAGATTTAACTACAG